TCTTCTGCCGCACGTGGTGCTGGCGCACGTGGCCGTCAGCCGTACATGGTACAGCATGAAATTGATATTGCTGCTGCAGTAACCGCTAAAGGTTCTGCACTGGCTGCTGGCGACATTATTGAAGCCATTTCAGTTCCTGCTGAAACCATGATTATGGCTGCTGGTATTGAAATCATGACTGCTGCTACAGCTACTGCCGCTACTGTACACCTTGGTGTAACTGGTGGTGACGTAGATAACTGGGCAGTTGATTTTGATATCACTGGTGCTGCTGGTACTTACAGCACTGTGCCTGAAGGCGATGCTAACCCTGTAATGGTTACTTCTGCTGATACTCTTGACGTTGAACTTAACGCTGTCACTTCGCTGACCGCTGGTAAGATTCGCGTTTGGGCGTTGATGCTTAATGTATCCGATATGGGTAGCATGGGTGCTGACGAAGTAGACCGCGACACACTCGCCTAAATAACGTATTGGGGCAGCTTTCGGGTTGCCCCTTTACATCTTGTAATAATATTGGAGAAAACAAATGGCAATCACAACTGCTATGTGCAATAGCTTCAAAACAGAACTTTTAGGCGGTCTTCATGATTTGGACACGGACTCGCTTAAACTTGCTCTGATTAAAGCATCCCCTACTGGCACGTATAATGCCAGCACAACTAATTATTCTGACGTAACAGGTAACTCTGACGAAGCATCTGGCACTAACTATACTGCTGGTGGTCAGGTACTTGATGGTGCGTCAATCACTCTTGATGGTTCTACTGCTATTGTAGACTTTACTGATGAAGTATTCAGCAACGTAACAGTTTCTGCTGACGGTTGTATTATTTACAATACGGCTAACAGTAACTCTGCCATTGCTGTTATTGACTTTGGTGGTACTGTTTCTGCTACTGCTGGTGACTTGACAATTGAATTTCCTGCCGCTGACGCAAGTAACGCTGTAATTCGTATTGCGTAAGGAGTAACGCAGTATGTCCGTTACCTTAAACCAAGCCTTATATGGTACTGGTGTATACGGTACGGCACTGTATGGACAATTTATTGTAACCATAAATACAGGCGTAGGTGCTACAGGAAGCATTGGTACTCTTACTTTAACTGCTTCCTCTAACATCACGCTTTCTAGCGTTAGTGCTACAGGGTCTGTTCAGTCTGTCGCTATCAATGGTTTTGAAGTTGACATATCTGAAAGACTAAACAGTGTAAGTGCTACAGGCGCAGTCAATACGTTAACTGTAAATATTGTAGAGTCACTTGCAAGTGTATCTGCTACAGGTTCTATTGGAGCAGTTGAACCAAAAGTAGATGAGGCACTAAACAGCGTATCGGCTATAGTATCTATTGGTACTATTCAGCCAAACGTAAGTGAACCTATTACTGGTGTAGTTGGAACATTTACACTTAACGATGCAGGACTGGACATCAGGTCAATTAACCGTGTTCCTGTTACTGGTGATGTTGGTACTACTGCACTTGGTACAATTAAACCAAACGTAAGTGAACCAGTATCAGGTGTATCTGCAACAGGTTCGGTACAACCAGTAGCAATTAATGGTTTTGAGATTGATGTATCCGAAAACCTAAATAGCGTAAGTGCTACAGGTTCTATTGGAAGTGTTGGTGTATCTAATACCTTTAGTATTGTTGGTGTATCTGCAACAGGTTTTGTAAACACAGTAGAAGAAAAACCAACAGAAGCCTTGTTAAGCGTAAGTGCTATAGGTTCTATTGGTACACTTTCTATAAGCAACAGGTTTACTCTAACAGGCGTACAAGGTACATTCTCTCTAGGCACTCTAACACTTACAGCAGTACAGTTTGACTTTGAGGCTGTTAAAGCACTCTATGACAGACGCAGAACAGCCTACGTAGAAAAACAACTGCCTCGCATTGTATATGTTGCAAAACAATCTACTGCCGCTGAAAGACGTGCGGCTGCATAAGGAAAAAATAGATGTCATTTCGTTGGCCTGTAAAAGACCCTGATGAATCACTAGACTACAGCATGGACTGGTCACGTTTTCTTGACACTGCTACCATTTCGTCTGTAACATGGTTTGTCAAAACGCCAGAGATTGGCAAGACGCAGATTGATGCTGGTGAAACATTGACTACTGCTTCTGGTAGCACGGTGACTGACAGCATTCAGAATATTTCACAAACAAATACAAACACTGTAGCCACAATTAATCTTGGTGGCGGTGTGCTAAATAGAGAATACTCATTCATTTGTCAGATTGTAGACAGCACAGGTAGCACTGCTGAACGCACTGTTAAACTTAACATAAGGCAGAAGTAATGGCATACAATTATCTTGGACTTGTAAATGAAGTAAACAGACGGTTGAATGAAACTGAACTTACGTCATCTAACTTTGCCAGTGCTTCAGGTTTTTATGCACACGCAAAAGATGCTATCAATGCTTCACTCCGTGATATTAACCAGACAGAATTTAACTGGCCTTTTAATCATGTTGAGCAAGAGGATGTCCTATCCGCTAACGTAACACGCTACGCTTTCCCACACGATGCTAAACTATTAGACTTTGACAGTTTCCGTATTAAGGAAGATAGCACACTTGGTAATGCTACTACACGACTTGGCATTATCACGTATGAAGAGTATCTTGATAAGTATGTAGAACAAGAATATAATAGCAC